TGTCGCGAATAACCCACATTGGTTGCTGTAGAAGAACCTATCATCTGCCTATAACCCTTCTAAGATTCTTATTTAAGATTTTATTAATATTATTCTTAACAACACCTGATACTGTTTTATAGAACTCAATACGCTTTCTATAAAAAACAGAATTTTCAAATGCCACAATAAGTTTCAATTTAGGATTCCTTTTACCACCTACTCTTCTCCATACGCCATCTATACCTTTAACATTACCCATAAACTCTGTACTTCTTTTAATCAAACCAGTTCTTTTACCTCTAATATTTCCAAAGGCATTGAGCTTTGTCTTGTCTACAGGTACAGGTATCTTATCTTTCTTAGGCAGTCTCATGCCACCTTCAAATTGTTTCTCTAAATACTCTGCCTGTATATCAGGTATAAATACTAATGCTGATGGATCATTTGGTTTTGCCTTATATAGCTTCACTCCTTTAACTGTAAACATAGTAGGTCTATCTAATTTCTTAGCTAATTGTGTTCTCATAGCATTAACAGATTTAACACCAACTTCATTTATAGAGTCAGCAGTAATTTGTGGTAAATGCTTTCTTTTAAACAGTCCTAGCTTTTTATTTATTTCTTTAACATTAGATTCAATGTTTACCTTTATAGTCATACCTTTCTCCAATGTGTTTGTGTTTTAAATTTTAGTCCAAACTCTTTAGCTTTTCTTCTTATTGTTGAAGGATGAACATCAAAGCTCATAGCTATATCATGACTAGACTTACCTTGTTGTATCTTTCTTTTTAATTTATCTTTATTAATTTTCATATTTGATAATTATAAATTTTTGTAGTGTTCTATCAAGCGATTCAGATACCAAACACACTTCTCTAAGTCTTGTATGTTGGCATCTTTGTACTTATGTCTATGCAAATATTTAACTGCTGAACCTTCTAAGTAAGCTGGGTATTGTCCGCCTAACTGCTGCTTTATGTAGTCTATACATTCAACACCACCCTTATTGTAATGCGGTGGTTTGTTTACTAAATCTGCTTTCATTTGCTTCTCCTAATTATTTCGTTCTTACATTTTTGTATGACCTTTTTCTTAGCACTTGATGATTCAATATAATCATTCAGTTCTTTTAGTGTCATACACTTTAGATAGTAATGCTCAGTTCTTGTCTTGCCTGTAGCTCTATCTCTTATCTTCTGACTTGCTTTTAGTTTTGCTGGCATCTTTCTTCTCCTTTTTCTTCTTGCCAAATATTGCTTCAAAATTCTTATCAAACTTTTCTTTATCGTAAGGTTTATATGTAGAACCCTTACCACCATGCCACTTACTCATTTATAGCTAACCTTTTTAAAAGTAATATCTATATTCTTTTGCTTAAATGTTTCTTTGGCATCTAAATATTTAGGATTCACAAAGTTAAATAATTCTTCAACACTAAAAAGGATTACATCTTTATCTTTACCATAAAGTTCTTCTAATCTAGGTTTTTGTAAATTAGTATCACAAACAATAACTATCTTGTTATTTTTGTATTGATAACATCTATAATCATCTTTTAACTTTCGGAATCCATTTGCTTTTGCTGCATCAATTAAAGCTTTATATGCTCGATACATCATCTGTATCATTTCAATTTTTCTTTTTGGTTGATCCTGTCTTAAGGATTCATTAAATAGCATCTCTGCTTTTGCAAATTTAATTTCTAGTTTCACATCAACACATTTGTATAATCGTTTTTTACCACCCCATTGTTTTTCAATAGAAGATTCATAATCCCTGTAGACTTTTAATTGTTTATCTAATGTTTCTTCTAAATAATTTTTCATCGTGATCATTTACAGGGAACAGGGATATTCCTAAAGGAATATATCCCTTCCCTCCCTGTTAATTGTTGATTTCGCATAAAACTTCCCTCAAACTTCCCTCAAACTTCCCTCTACTTCCCTGCCATCAAAGACAACAATCATAGAATCATGCATACCAGCTTTATTACTTACTTCTTCTCCAAAGGTATTTATGCCAACAAATTTGACTCTACCTCTTAAAAAACGTATCTCATTTGCATTAGGTCGTATGTAATCGTGGAATAAAACAGTGCTTGTACTCACTGGTAAGAGCATTACACATAGCTTATTTTTATTAGTTTCTTCTATGGCTTTCTTTACAAAAGCATCTTTTAACTTTCTGCTATAAGGCGGATTGACAAAGTTTCTTTCACCCCAATCAATTTCCAATCCATTAAAGTCTGCATATAAAGGACATGGATCAAAGTCAAACTTAAACTCTTCATGCAACTGGTCATATAACTCTTTAGGAGTAGCCCAATTATCGTGATTATTTAAGTTTTTATTCTTCATCATTCAAACTTAGGTGCTAATCTATAGAACTTAGATGACTGATAACCTATGGTTTCGATATATCTAACTTCTTCTAATTCAACTAATTTTGAGAGCATTTTCTTAATACTATCGACTGACATAACATTGCCATTTGCATCTCTTACCTTGTCTTTTAAATCTTTGGGAAAGAAAAAATGATTCTCAGGTTCATCTTTATCAGTGAATATTGCTTCACGTTCTAATGCTTCTAAGACTAATTTCTGCTTGTATGTCAGCTTATCTTTAGCCTTAAAATCTACATCAGTAAGCTCTAAAAACCCACTAGTAAGCTCTAATCCTTCACCTATAAGCTCAACCTCTGTAAATACAAAGTTCTTTTCAGCCATTCCCTGACCATCTTTATTAAGCGTTTGCTGAAACGATACAAACATCTGATCATTCTTATCAGTTCTTTTGACTGAAAATTCATAATCTAAAGATGCACCAATAACACTTGATCCTCTTGCTCTGTTACCTTCATGTCCTGAATGGTGAACAATACAAACATTACAGCCATAAGCTGCAATCAAACCATCTAATTGATGGATAAAGTTACCTACATCTTCTGCTGAGTTCTCATTACCACCACCAAAATTTCTCTGAAACGTATCAACAACTATCATGCCAATATCGCCTTCTATTGCTTTTATAGCTTCTATTTCTTGGGTTAATCTCTCAAAATCGTCTTTATCACCTATTCTTACTGCTCTATCTGATAGGTATAAAGGTATGCCACTTAAACTGTATTGTGCTTGTTGCCAAGCTGATAAACGTCTTTTAACACCTCTTTGTCCTTCACCGCATATATAAAGTACAGGTTTCTTATAGGATTTATTGCCATAAAAGTCTTGACCTGATGCAATAGCACAACTCATAGCAATAGCTACAAAAGACTTACCGCTTTTAGGAGAACCCCATATTTGCATTAATGATTCTTGCTCACATACGTCTTTTATTAGCCATTTAGGATTAGTTACTTGCGTTAAAACTTCATCTGCTCTTGTAAAGGTTATAGAGCCTTTTTCTTTCTTTTCTTTAAAGGATTTAATGTAATCAACTAAAGTATCATGCGTAAAATCGTTACGTTCTGCTGCATCCCATAGATCATCTTTATCTGCAAAGTGTTCAGGTGCTTCAATAACCTTTACTTTACAGCCATTAGCTTTTAATTCTCTTGCTATCTCATTAGCACATTTAACTCCTGCTTCATCGTTATCTGCCCAAATCCATACTTCTCTGCCATATATAGGACTCCAATCTGTTTTATTCCAACCAGTAGCACCACCATGCCAACAACATACATCACCTTCATAAATACGTTTAGCACCTTCCATAGCTTTCTCACCTTCATTAACTATTACAGGTTTATCTAATTGATTTGCGGTTATATATAGTGGCAGTAATCCATCAGGTCTTTTCATAGTCCATGTACCATTAGCATTTAAGCTAAAAGGTGCATACTTCATAGGTAAACCCTGATGTCTTAATACTATAAAGTTATCTGCATATTTGACTTTTATTTCTGATTGTCGATATAAATCAACCATTTGTTCTCGAGAGAATGATCTCGCCCTACTGGTAATGGGGGGATTACCATTTAAGGAGTCAGGGGATTGTAAGGCAAGATCATAACCAAACTGTTTGAGAACCTCAGAGACATTTTTTCCATGCTGTTCAATTAGCCATTTAACACCACCACCTATGCCTTCCTCAAAGTCATAGAATTGTCCTGTCTCAAGATTAAATACTAGTGAACCTTTGTTATTCCATCGCCATTCATTGGTCTTTTGGATTTTAGGTTCACCTAGAATTAATTTTGCTACATCAGGTGCTATTTTTTGCCAATCGTAATCTTGCATTTAGAATGGAATGTCATCCTCAGTTAGCTCTTGTTTATTGATTTGTGCTTGAGTTGCTTTTGCAACTTGCTCACTCATACTAACTTCACCATCAGAAATCATAGGTTCTTCCCATACAGGAAGCACAAAATCTGAAGGTCTATCTTTCCATCCTAAAAATTCAAATAAAGGTACGTTGATGTTTAATGCTTTTAACTCAATAACCTCATATTGATTACTAAATTGAAATACAGGAACTTTACCTTTATTAGCTTCAATATCCTTATAGAATTGAACAGCCATCTTTTTAAATGCCTGATACTCACCAAAGCTAAATCTTGACCATAAAAACTTTTGCTTATCATTAGTAAAAATATTAATGCTAAATGCTTCTGAATATCCCTCTTCAGGCTTAGGTATTTTAATAAATGGTTTATCACTATATTTAGTGCTGTAAGTGCCATTCCACATACCCCAACCTGTTTTTATAGTATCAGGACAAACCATAATCTTATCTAAAGTTATAGCATTCCCATTTGAGTACCATGTTTTATCAGCGTTTTTGTGCATAATGTAACTAGTACCATTTGTATTATTATCATCGGAAAAAATATCTTCCATAATGCTCTCCTTTTTTAATGTATAGTCTTATCGTCTATACTGTTTATATAAATACTTACAAGATATTCATAATTAGAAATCTTGTAGCTCTCAAAACTTTCATCATTAACAAAACCTAATAACTCACAAGCTATGCTAATTTTTTCGTATCTTTCTCTGCAAAACCTATCAAATTCATCATCATCAAACATTTGCTTTCCTTAAAATATTTTTTATGTCTTTACATAAATCTTCTAAAGGACACATATAAGTAACTTGATAATGCTCAGGTGCATTGCTAACTAAATATGCTGGGATCACAGCGTAAATTGGTTTTCTATCAAATTTATAAATTAATAAAGGTATATATTTATCACCTGCACTAGCGACAACTTGATCCCACCATGATTGCTTATACATATTGGTCTTATTGTTTTTGTATCGCTTACATTCAATAGCAAAATTTCTGTAGTAAATATCTGCTAGTCCGCCTTTCCATGATTGGTCAAAGTTTCTTGAAACTCTATCTTCTATACCTTCTTGCTCTAAACATTCATTAATCTTGCGAACAATTAAGCGTTCAAATGCTGCTCCTTTAGTTCTTGAATTAATAGCCATTATTGGTCTTTGTACACAATGTAAATAAAAATAATTCCAGCTATAGTTAAAACACCTATTGTCATAATTAATATTTCAAAAATAGTTTTTATAATCTCAATCATCTTTTAAATTAATTGTTTCCTCTCTACCGCTTTTGTACTTGATGTATCTGTAATGCTTGCCAACACCTCTTTGATAGTAATAAAGCAATATAGTTTTATCAGCTTCCTCTTCTGCTAATCGTTTTCTCTGCTCTTGTACTGTTGTGAAAAACTCAGTCATTTTTCTGTGATTGTTTATGTGAACAAATACCTAGCTTGATAAGGAACTCGCCTGCTCCTTCAAGTTTCATGTAGTTTTTATCAGCAAACTCTTTTAATGCAGCGTGCATGTCAGGAGTCAACCAAAGTGCTTTCTTTTCTTTAATATCTTTATTCATATTTATTTATACTCTCCATTTTTTATTTTATAGATTTTTATAACTATTACAATTACCAGTTTGATATTTATATATCATTGTTAATTTTTTTTAGGTGTTCACCCCATTGATCAGCCATAGCATCTGCTATGCCAGTATAAAATTTACTTCTTTCTTTTCCTTTACCACTGCCAATCCACCAAATTCTATGTTTTTGTTTATCTGGTAATGCATCAGTTTCTTGTTTTACGTTATTTGTTTCTTGTAATTTAGGTAAGTTCTTTAACCATAAACAAGTTCTTTTATATTCCATATGACCAAACTGAAAAGGATTTATCATTTGGTCTGATTTTCTTATATACGAAGAAATTACACTTACAGGATTTTCAATACATATCTTATCAATAGGTGCATCCATAAGTTTTTTTACAAATTCTATAGCTTGCTCTCTCAAATACATTGGTTTTTTTCCTTCAGTAAACCATCTCGCACCACTGACTGATAAATGTGTGCATGGTGGATGTGCAATCATCAAATCCCAACCATCATTCAATATATCTAATACATCACCTTGATAATGTTTGCCTTCTGATTCAGTAGGCAAAATATCACAACTTGTTGCATCAAAACCTTTTTTAGTAAAAGCATCTCTTACTATTCCGCTATATTCGCAAGCTATTAAAACTCTCATATTATTTTTCCTTTTTTATATCTATTACACTTACAGTTTGATATTTATAATTTATAATCAAAAATGAAGGGCAAATGCTAAACTCTCCATATATCTAATACTCTCTAATTAGCTACTTGCCCTTCTTTTATCCAACTCTTTTAATCTTTACAAAACCTGCTCTACGTTCAGGTGCAGCTTTATAAGTAACTTCTTTTACCTGTTCTTTTTTAGCTGGTAATGTTTTCCATTCCAACTCATATTCTGCACATCTAGCTTTACTATGATTGCCCATAGCCATCATTAGATCAGTCATAAGTTCATCCTGCTTTACTTTAGCTATCTTCATAGTTTCTTTTAATGCTTCTATGGTATCGATAATATCAACAGTATCAGCGTGCAATATCTTTACGTTTTCGTCATTACCATCACTAAAAATAGTCGCTGCGTGTTCAGGAGTCTCAGGCGGATAAAAGTCCTCTTCTTCTATTCTTCTATCAAAGTCCAGCACTACTCTCGCTAGTTCGTCTTTATACGCTTCATCACGTTTGTAAACGTATATGCGTAAATCAGTTGACTGGTATAGCACGATTAAAATGCCATAGTCAGCGTTTAGTATTTCCATGCTTGCATGTAATTGGTCTACGCCTAAGTATTTAGGTGGCTCTTCTACTGATGGGAAATCAGAGCTGCATTTTACTTCAATAGGTATATCACCATTTAGGATCAGTTCTTTATGTCCAACAAGGTAAATACCATTATCAGGATTGTGTTTTACTTTTACATTAACAACATTACACCTGCCATCTAAGGATGCTTGTAAAGGTAATTCAGGATGATCTATTTTATAGTCCACTTCTGCTTCTACCTTTTCTATGCCAAGTCGTTTAGCTGCTTCAGTTATTAATACAGGTTCAAGTAAGTCTCCTGTAGCTTGTCTATTAGTTTGTACAAAATTATCTACTAGCGTTCCATTCTTTTCAGCTATAGCCTTTTTAAGGCAACCATGCTTATCAAAGAACTTTGCCCTATCAAACAATGCACACGTTATTGATGATGTTGCTCTATACCATGTTTTTTTACCGACCATTTTTACTCCTTATTTATCATTTTATTAATATCATAAATAGAATCCCTTACTGCAATCGGATGATTCATACCCAAAACTTCTATAAAAGTACCCATATCATCTTTGTAATATGATTTGAGATTTTTTAGTGGAATTGTTAAGATATTTAAAGAACCTAACTTGTTAAATCTAACAGTTCTCTCAGGTTTCTTAAATTTATGTAACGATTTAGATAATTTAGCTAATTTGGTGAAATATATATTATGCGAACTACTAGAGTCTTTAAAATCAAATTCTAGCTGTTTTGTCCTATTAAAACGCTTCTTGTACTCTACTGCTGTTCTGCACATATTGTTTTTATCCTTTATAACTATCATAGGGTTATCTGACATCTAAGTTGCTTTTTTATAGTAAGAACTTAACTCTTTGCCATTGGCTTTGCTCTTAAGTTCTGTATTCATATTCATAACTTCTAATTGTGCAATAAAGATTTTGTTACGTTCAGCGTAAGGCGCTCGAGCAATTTTTTTAAAGCTTTCATGTAGATCTAAAAATATATCTCTTGCATTTTTGATATGTTCATTACTCTCTAAAGGTACTGTCAATCTTCTTACTCTTTTTTGATAACTCATCTTTATACTCAAATTAGATTTAAATATATATTTTTATATGTTCGAAAACAATACATTTTTATAACTATTATACTCAAATATTTAGCCTAAATTTTTTAGGGTATTTTTATAACGATTCTTTGCACTTAGATATTTTGCTTTATAAGAAGCGTATTCTTCTATTTCTGTAAAAGATTTATAAGGCTCTACACTGTGCTTTTTATATAAATCTTCTAATATGTGTCCGAAAGCTTCTTTAAATATTGGTGCTAATGCTTCCATTGTTTTAAGCTTAGAAGTTGCATCAATCAATAATAACCTTTGGCATAATTTAGTAGGTTTGATCCTACGTGACCTAGAATCATCTTTGCACTTCACTATTTCTATTAGTTCATGTTCTATTAAGCTTTTTAGTTTAGTCCTGATAGTATTTTCATTTGTCACTAACGTATTTGTTATAATAGTCATAGTTACAGGTCTATCATGATAATCTTCTAAAAATATAAATTTTAAAAGAAAGTCAGTCATTTTATCTAACTTTAAACCAGTTTGTGCTTCAAACATTAAATGTGCTTTGGCTGTTAATACCTCAAACTCTGCTATCTTACCGACCAAATCAGTATATTTAATATCCATACTCATATTCCTAACTCCTTAGCTTTTTTAAGTAAATTAGAAACTCCCATAGGAGTCCATGTATCTTTACCTCTTCGTGTCTTTATGTTTCGTGCCATAAGAGCATTAGCAATACCTTGTAAGGTTACTTTGCCATATCGTTGTATCTCTCTTATAACTGGTATTATTTCTTTACAATACGCATCTGCTTGCTCTACCCTGACTTTACTAGCATTAATAGTAGCTTGATCTAAATTAACTGGATTACCAGCTTTCCAACCAGTTTGCATTTTCTTTCGCAATCCTTTCTTTGCTGTTTTACTATGCAAAGCAATAGTATCAATGCACACTCTCCATAGTGTATTTACATGTAGTTTCCATATATCAACAATGTAATTTGTTTCAATAACTGCAAAAATATAAGGATCATCACCCTCTAACTTTACAACTGCATTACAAAATGCAAGACTTCTTGGTAGATGTCCTAAATTTGGTATAATTAATTTAGCTGACCTGCTGTTGCATTTTCTTACAGCCTTCTCTAGTTCAGGTTTATAGTTTTTACGCACACTGGTTTCAATAAATGTATCTATTATAGTAGACCGACCATTTAGTGCTTTGTGTAAAAGACCATCTGCTTTTGCTGTATCTTTTTTTGATTTTATATATACAACAAGTTTTCCATTGGCACGTTGATTACTTCTCATATTCCGACTCCTATTCTGTTCTTATGCTAATTTTATAATTAACATATATATAATATATAGGAAAATATATTTATATACAAATATCTAACCTATAAATTTATAAACGATTATCCTATTTAACCAATCGTTTATCGTAATGTAATCTATTGTTAAAATTACCTCTACATACCCATTGTGATCTTTTTTTGCGAAATGCTAGATACATAGTTGTTTTTATATATACAAATTTTAGGACTTTGTAAGTTATAAATCCTAGTACAAAAAATATTAAGTTTTCCATTATTTACTCTCCTTTTTATAAATATAATTTTTAGCTTCTTTTAAAGTCATAAACATTATTCCTAAACCATTATGACCTTTTCTAGCCATCCAACTTAGACCTGTATCTTCTATATACCAGTCCTTGTATTTATATGTTGAATAATCTGATTTATAGAATGTTTTAAGTTTTGTGAGCCTGATCATTATTACGCTCCTATATTGCCATTTGGAAATTTATCTTTTAAATCTGTAATTGTATGATGCACCCATGT